GGCTGGCGACGTTGCTCTCCGGCGATGTCGTGACCTGCGGGGCATGGTATTTCCAGCCTGTCCACGTCGAGGACACCCAGCACTGCCGGGGATATGTCCACCAGTTCGGGGTGACGTCGATGGCCTCCGCCGCCTCGTCAATATTGGCACTGCCATTGTTGGCAACGAGATCGACGAAATAGGCGCGATCATTGCCATTCTGGGGTGTCATGATGGAATAGGTGAGCGACGCCGTGGCACCCGCCGCCAGGCCCGTGACCGTCTGGGAATACGGCTGCCCGACCTGAACGCCGCGCCCCGTCACCGTCGCCGTCACCGTCCCCGTGAAACTGGATCCGGACGTATTCACGAGCGTCACATAGACGCGGGCCATCTGGCCGCCGCTGTAGAACGCCTTGTCGGTGTTGACCGACTGAATGACCGGACCGGTGAAGGTGGGCATCGCCAGGGCCGCCCGGCCCGACAGCACAAGCGCCAGACCGGCCATAAGAAAGGCCTTCATCACGCACTTCATCATTGTTGGCACTCGCTATCGGATCGGTAGAATTCGCCCGCGTCGTCCACGCAGACGAAATGCGCGCCAGCGCCGGGGCTTGCCTGCGGGATGGCGGGGAACTTCAGGCTCAACCCCCCAATGCTGACGCTTGTGGCGGCATTACCTAATCCCAGTCCGCCCTTCGCATCCGCTGTTATCGGGACGAGCTTGTTCGAGGACGGCACCAGCCAGATCGCCGCTGACGACGTAGTATCCTGAACCTGCAACGCGCCGTTTGTGGTGACGGCGTTGATCCGTCCACCGTTTGAGTAGGACTGGATGTTCAGGTTCTGCCCCATGTCGAGGAAGAATGCCGCCCGCGCGCTCCCGTAGATGGATTGCAGGTTCATGCTCGGCTGAGGGCCTACTGCTGTCACGCTCCCCGTGAAAGTTGGGTTAGGCGCCGGATACGCGGATTGCGCGTAGCCGATCATCGCACCAGTCTGCGGACCTGCGATTGTCCCGCCCGGCGTCGTCAGAGAGCCCCGCACCGTGGCATTGCCGTTTTCATCCAGTCCCAACACGCCGCCGGGCTGATTGAGCGCGTTTATATCGACCTTCGTCTTGAACGCGGCAGCCCACATATCCGGCGTCCACTTGACCCCTCCCGCGATCGGGACCGGAACGCCTTGTGCGTTAAGAGGTGCCGGCGCGGACTGTGCCCAGGCTTCTCCTGTAGTCAGGGCGGCCAAGGCAACGAAAAGAGGCACTGCACGATGAAACACAATCAGCTCCCGAACGGCAGGTTGGAGAAATCGTAGGAGCCGAAGCCGCCGCCCTCGCGATAGACGAAAACGACCTGCGTATCGGGCTGACGATTGGCAAGAATCACCTGCTCGATGCCGGTCGACGGGTCGGGCAATGTCACGACCCACGTAAAGAGGTCGATGCGCGGGTCGCTGTAGACGCTCCCATCGCCGTATACGAAATCGCCGTAGACAGCGGGGTTAGGCTCGTCGATGGAGAGCGTCACGCCCGCCGCCGCTCCAAGCGCCACGTAATACGGGATCGACTGACCGCCGCGCGCCACCCACCGGCTGAATAACAACGCCTGCCATTGCGCCGTCGTCAGATCGCCGATGTCACGCCCGTAAGGATCGGCGCCAAGCACGGCGCGATAGTCCGACAGCAGAAGCGTGGACGTCTTCGGGCTGATCTCCAGCATCAGCGCCGCGAGATCGGCCTCAAGCTGGGCGCGTGCGATCGCCAGCGCCATCAGCAGGCCGGCCAAATTGCTGCTTTTGTCCTTCGGCCAGGCCCAGCCACCCGGCAACAGCTGGCACAGCCATTCGTGAAGGATGTCCTGCGCCGACCGGCTCACGAGGTCTGCCCCGTCGTCTGCCAATTCGCCGTCACGAAGACGGGAAACTGGTTGACCGCGAAGGTCGTATCAGCGGATGGCGAGACCAGCGTGTTCTTGTTGCCGGCGACGGCCGAAATCTGCGCATTGATGGCCTCGACATAGATCGTCGCGCCAATGCCCTGCGCCAGATAGAACGCCGTCAGGGCGTTCGTCACCGCCTTCTGTGCGGCCGTCGTGTTCGGATTGAGCGTGATCGTCAGCGTCTGCGGCACGATGATCGCGGCCGCCACAGTGACATTGCCACGCACCGGCCGGCGCGCGTCGATATAGGCCTGGATGGCCGCCACCTGCGCCGGCGTCGCGGCGACGCCACCCTTCATGGCAACGATCACGCCGACCGTGCCCAGGCCCAGCCATAGCGGCACGACGTTCACATAAGCGGCGCCGGCTTCCGTCGCCCACTTCTGGTAGTCGGAGACCGTGCCGCCGCCGGGTGGCTGGCGGATGGCGGCGATGATGCGCGCGCGCCAATTCTCTGTCGGCTCGATCGGCGCACCACCGGCGATGCCATTCTGGTCGGACGTCACGCTCTGGACGCCGGCGATCGGCGAAACCAGCTGCGCGGCCGTGTTGGCCGCGAGGTTGCCGCTTGTGCCTGACACTGTGGCTTGTACCGGCACGGAGGCCGCCGCATTCGGGGAAATCGTCGTGTCGGCCGTCACGGCCCACTGCGCCGTGCCATCGACGGTGAACAGCGTGCCGGCCGGCAGCGTCACATCGCTGTTGGCGTTGCTCTGCACGACGAAGTTGCCGACGGCCGGCGTCGCGCCTTCGCGTGGCACGCCCCAGATTTCGGCATGCTGCGGCAGCAACCCGTTCTCGGTCGCGGTGGTCACCATCAGCTCGATGCCAATGTCGCGCGCGTAAAGGTAGGTTTCGTAATCGCCCAGCGCCATCAGGACGGAAAGCGCCTGCTCCAGCGTCTGCGGCGCGGTGGCGTCCAGTGTGACGGTCGAGCCGTCCGATGCCGTGAAAGTCTGTTGCGCCAACCCGGCCGCGAAGCGCTGCGCCAGGGCGGAAGGTGTCGGGATCGGCAGCGTCACAGCGTGGTCACCGGCACGTTGACGCTCAGCCCCACGGCCGAGACCGTCACCATCAGAATGCCGCGCGTGCGGTCATACCAGCTCGCGGACTGGTCGATCTCGATGTCATGATAATCGGCGATCGGCTGTGTCGCTTCCGTCGCATAATCCAGGGCGGCCAGCCGCGTCGGCTCGTTCGCCTTGCCGCGCGCCAGCAGCCAGAAGCGCGACCCGTAGCGCCGCCCCGCCGGCAGAAGCGGGTCACCGACCCAGCCACGCCGCGAAAACAGCGACGCCAGGGTGCCGGGCTGCGCGGTCTGCATTTCCGGCACCACGTCATCCGGATCGGCGCGCCGGTCGGAACCCAGCGCCAGCAGCAACGGCGTGACCGGCGTGCGGTCGATCGCGATACGGCCGCGCCCGTTGCCGATCGGGTCGATCACGAGATCGACCACGCTCAGCAAGGGGTTCATCCCCATCTTCATGGAACAGAAAGCGGCGCCCGGCATTGGTAGAGAATGCCTCGCGCAGTCAGTCCGAGTTCAGGCTATGGAACCATACCCCGTCACTCGTTCGGAGAGCCCGTCTCGCTGCCGCTGACCGGATGCTTGTGCTGCTGCAGGCTGATATTGCCGGCCTTGACGTCGCCTTGGGCGTTGACGTTGCTCTGCGTCGTGATGTCCTTGGACACCGAGAGCGAGCCGGTGATCGCCACGCCGTCTTCCGTGACATCGAGCACCGTAGTGCCAGCGATGCGAACCTGCAATTCCTGCAGACAGTCGATCCGAACGATCTTCCCGCCCATGAGATAGACCTTCTGGCCGACCGCGTCATAGAGCACGCTCTCGCCGGGCTGAAGATTGCCCATGCGCGCCACGCTCGGATTGCTGGGCGGCAGCGCAATCAGGTCGGAAGGATCGCCGCCATTGGCGATCACATGCGTCACTGCGCCATCCAGTGGTGCATACGCCCCGAAACCGAACGGGTAATGCACCGGCACCTGACTGCGCGTCGTGCCGTAATGCATGCCCACCGTCATCGTCTGGCTGCCGCCGGTATCGTCCATGTTCTGGACAACGCCCCGCACCGTGTGGCCACGGATGGCCATATGAAGATGATCGATATCGTCGCTCATCCGCGCCCCACCAGTGATCGCGCCGTCAGATGCGCGGCCTTGCGCGCCCCCTTGTGCTGATGATCCTCGTCGCCCGTCAAATCGTAGGCATCCGGTTCGACCACCGAGATCCGCGTCTCATAAACCCGGTCTGACGCCACCCACGTGACCGCGCCGATCAGCATGTCCTGGTCGAGACCCGAGTACAGATCCGTTACCGTCACCAGCTGGTTCGGCTTCCACAACTCGCCCTTGGCGTTCAGCAGCCCGGGAACGACGTAAACCCGCGCTGTCGTATTGGCCCGCGTCGAGCGCATCCGCCAGTTCGCCTGGTCCTGCAACGTCCAGGGATCGGCATCCTCGCGCGGCCTGGTGCGCTTGCGGCGCGATCGGCGGCTGGCGACGTGATAGGCGGTCGGCGCCGGTCCCAGGTCGAAGGACAGGCCGGACGCCTGACTGTCGAGCGGCGGATTGCTTGACTGCTGGGCGGCCACCGACCCACCGGACTGCGTCGCCGCCATCCATACGCGCGGCCGGTAGCGCCGGACGTCCGGATCGACGCAATGCCCGTAACGTATCGTACAGGCTTCCTCGACCTTGCGATGCGAGGGCGCGGCCGGTGCCGGCCCCGGCGTGGCGGAGAGTGGTGCTGCCGTGGCATCGAGCGTCGCTTTAGCCGGCCTTAAAAGGCTCTTGAACTGCCCTTTAACCCACACGTCTGAATGGCGACCGCGTCCGGAGATGCGACCCTCCATCGCCCGCACGTTGCCGGGAAACTTCAGGCTGTCACTCGCCCGCGTCGTGCCGGCCTGGGTGAGGACGACACCGCCGATCCCGTCTGACGTGACCAGGACACCGCGCTGGCGCGTGTGCTTTTCGATGGCGCTCATCACCGTGTCGGTCGGCTCCAGCGCCACCAGCGTGAATGGCGTGCCCGTCGCCACCTGTGTGTCGACCGTGATCCCGAAAGGCTGCGTCAGATGGCCGACCAGGCTCTCCAGCATGATCTGCCGATACTCGCCCGGTCCGGTCGGGTTGGCCGTGCAATCCACGAGGTCGCCGGTCACGTCGCGCCCGCTGATGATGGCCTCGGCCGTATGCTCGTCCGCCCGCAGATTGACGTCGTCCACCCATCCCTTGAATACCACCTGTCCGTTGATCGAGATTTCCACCGCATCGCGATCGCGGATCGCGGCGAATTCTGGCGCGGCGGTGCCAAGCAGCCCGGCCGACCGCGCCTCATCGAGATAGGTGATGCGGAAGGAGCCCGCGATGTCCGCCAGATCGCGGCCGATCTCGCAGCTCGTCCATGTCTTCAGCACGCGGCCGGCGATTTTCACCGTCATCGGCCGCGCGGCGAATGTCTTCGTATCGCTCATGTCGTCAGGTCCAGGACGTTCAGCGTGCCCGGCCCGGCGATCGCCGGATGCACGAGGTCGTTGCGCGTCACCATGTCATCCATCACCGTCTGCACGTGGGCCGGCGTATCGCCCGCAATGGCATAGGCGATGCTCCAGGCACTGACCGGCGCACCGATCGACACGGCGATCACCGCCGGCAGACGGCCGATCCGGTCGGAGAAATCGGCGATAACGGCCGTGCGCAGATCCCGCAGGCACGCCCACATGGCCGACATCGCGAACGTCGCGCCCGATGCGGCCGCGTTCTCGATGTCCACGCCCAGCGCATCGATCGCGTCGATCATCGTGTCGCGCGCCGCCATGGCATCCGGCTGGCTGACATAGGAAACCGAAGCTGACGCCGCCACCGCCTGGGTCAGCGCCATCAGACGCGCGACGACACCAAGCCCCAGAACGGCGGCCGGCACCTGACTGATGTCCGAAAGCGTCAACGCCGCATCGCCCAGCTGCAGCGCGCCGGAAAGAAGGGTCGAGACGACATTGGCCGGGTCGGCCGTCAGCGTCACGCCGTCCGCCACCTGCGTGGCTGGCGCGATCGCCGCCGCGCTGCTCGGCGTCGCGCTGGACGCAATCGCGGCCGGCACGCTCGCCAGCGCGGTCGACACCGCATCGGCATAGGCCGTGTCGTCGTTGCTGGCCGGCGCCGTGATACCCGCCGCCAGGGAGAGTTGCGCGGAGGATGCCGCATCCTGCACCGGCTGGGCGCTCGATCCCACGAGCGAATCCCAGACGCCGGACGCCTGACTGAGATAGCTGGCCACACTGCTCGACAGCGCCAGTGGGATGGCGATCGGCGACAGCACGCTCTGGCACGCCAGAATGCCCTGGTCGACCAGGGCATCCGCCTGCGTGAGCAGGTTGGTCAGCGTGTCGTCGATCTGTTCGAACAGCCCCTTGGCGCCGCTCTCTTCCGGGTCGCGATAGAAACTGGCGGTGAAACGCGCGACGCGGATCTGCCGATCGGAGAACGCGATTTCCGGCAGCTGCTCGGCCAGACGCACGCGGATGCGCCCATACCAGGGATGCACCAGCGTCGCCGGCCCTGAAATCAGGAAGGCCGCGCGCAGGCGCTGCGCCCGGATCACGTAGTCGTCGCCGATAATCAGGCCGGTGACCTGGATCGGCCCTTCCAGTTTGCCGAAGTCCTGGAACCGCTGGATGTCGCGGCCGGGAAACAGCCAGCGCACGACGCGGCGACCAGATGCCTCGCGCACGTCCGGCATGAAGAACGTCACGCCACGGAAGCTCGCCGTCGTCAGGATCGAACCGAGCGCCGAACCCGCCAGACCGGCAATCCCGCCGATCTCGCCCAGCGCCGATGCGCCAATCTCACCCAGACCGAGTGTGGAAAGCGAACCGCTCATGGCCGACCCACCGTACGGCCGCGTCCGGTCGAATGGGTTTCCATACGCACCGTCGGATGCGGCGTCGTCGTCACGCGCGTGTTTTCGTCGTGCTCGATGCGCAGGACCATGGGCGGTGTCTGGCTGCTGATCGGTCCCAACGGCGCTGTGTGATGCATGATGTTCCGTGTGCCCGTCGGGTCATGCCAGACATCCGCGATATAATTGCCGGTGCTCCGCAATGCGCTCGGGATGGCATGCGTGATCGCGCCGATCATATGCACGATGGCATTACCGACTTCGTTCACATGGGTCACAAGCTCATAGATCCCGGCGCCAAGCGCCGCCACGGCGACAACGGCCAGGCCGACCGGCGACACGATGGCGCCGAAGACCGCCACGATCAGTCCAAGCCCCGCGACCAGCGGCCCTGCAATCGCGCCGATCGCGGTAATGATGGCGAGGAAGGCGACCAGGCCGCCGATCGTCGCGAGGATCGTCGGCGTGGCTTTCGGGAAGGCCTGATCGAAGCGGTCCCATGCGTCGAGGAAGCGATCGAGCCCGGCTGTGGCCACCTTGAGGACTGGCACGAAGCCCTGACCGACACGGCGTTCAAGCTGTGCCAAGGTCTCTTCGAACGACTGCAATTCGACAAGCGTTGAGTGCCGACCGGCATTATAATCCCGATTGATGACGCTTTGATCCGCGCCCGACGTTCGTGAGTGGATTTGCAGATACTGATCGAAATGCCGAAGCAGAACCGCAGCAGCTGTGAAAGATTGCGTATTTCGGAACAGATCACCAAGAACGGCGGCATTATTTCCGTGATTGGAAATCCGATCCACGACCTTCATCATAGCCATCAAGGGATCGTCACCACGGTTTCTGGCCGCCTGCTCGATACCCCACATATTCACGCCGTAGCGCTTGAAGCGGTTGGCGGTGTGTCCCTGATTGAGGTCGCTGATCAAAAAACGCATGTCGTCGATTGCATGCGCATCCGTGCCGGTCGACTTCCGAACGACAGCCGTCGCAGCCGCCAAATCGTCGACACCTGAACGACCATGAATGCCGAATACGCCGGCTTGCGCCTGCAACTGTGGCAGAAGCGGCGCGATCGTTTCGAAGGGAAGATCCGCTGATTTACCCGCGAGGGCGATCGACGCCAGCGCCCCGCCAAGCTGCCGGTCGGAAATGCCCATGCTTTCCTGAAGAGAAAAGGCTGTTCGGGCGACCGCGTCCGGCGCCGCATTATAGGCTGTCGAAATCTGCGCCACGACCGGCATGTTCGCGGCAAGACGTGCGCCGGAATAGCCTTCGCGCGAGAAGAAGCCCATGGCTTCTGCGAGATCGCTGCCACGACCGCCAGTCCGTCTGGCAAGCGCATCGATCGTCATGGACTGCTGATTGACGAAGCGGGCATTTGCCGCAGGATCGTCGATCCCCAATCCGATCCCGATGTGCGTAAGCGTGTTGCCGTATTCCGCCGCAGCGTGAATCGGCGCGATAATGCCGAAGCCTTCCATCGCCGCTGCAAAGGCATGACCCACACCAGTCTGCACTGCATCGCCAAAACGACGGCCGGCGCCCATGACACGGCCGCCACGCCCCTCGCCGCCGAAAAAACCGCCTGTCGAAGCGCCGACCGACGATACGATCCCGCGCAGCCTCTCCATCGCCGAAATGGCGCGCGTCGCACCGCGTTCCGCCCGCTCGCCGATCGTCTCGACTTCTGCGCCGGCCTCGACGGCCGCTTCGCCCATTCCGCCAAGCGTGCCGGTCAGGGAACGGGTCGCATCCTCGGCGGCATGGATGCCCTCGAACGCCGCCTGCATGGTGGCGTTGAATTCCTCGACCGATCGCGTCGCACGCGGGATCGGCTCCTGAATTTCCTCGAAAGGATTGCTGGCCCTGCCAACGCGGTCCAGCGTCTCCTGAAGCCCGGTTAAAACACGTTCGATCCGCTCGACAGGCGCGGACATCCCATCGAGCAGATCGAGCTGAAATTGTGCCCGCATGGAACCGGACATCGGGCCTTACCTCGCTTGCTCGGCCTGGACACGCACCAGTTCGGCGTAGTCGCTCCCCGCCTTGGACCAGAAATGCACACGCATCAGCGGCATCTCGCGCAGGCTTCGTTCATCGAAATGAAGATTGTGCGCGATCGCCGCCAGCCTCACTGGCCAGTCGTTTGGCCATTGCCGGTAAAAACCCCGATCACCGTTGTCGCCCGCACGAAGTCACGCGCGTCCAGCCTGCGAATGAGCTGCTCTCCCACCGCGCCGCTCAGGCCGCCCGATCGTGCGAGCAGAAACGTCGCGGCGCTCGCGCCCTTGTGGCCCATGGCATCGATCATGTCGCCACCAGTCAGCGGCTGAAGATGCAGGGTGCGCGTGGTCTCCTCGCGCTCGGTCTCGGCATCGCCGAAGCGCTGCGTCACGGGCTTGAACAGGTCGAGCACGACAGATCCGTCATCCTGCCAGCGCGCGCCATGCGGCAGCTTCTCGCGATGGTCCTTTTCCGGCTTTTCGGCGGAAGGCGCACCGATTGCGCCGATGGTGAAAGGCTGGGAAAGGTCCATTAGCTCAACAGCTCCGAGTAAGACGATGCGTTCCAGGTCACCGGGGCCTTGCCGCCGTCATCGGTGAGTGTTGGCGCATCGAGGATGAAGGCGTCCGGGAAGACCCATGTCTGCCCGGTATCCGACTGGATCTGCAGTTCCCCTTCCGCACCAGGCGAAAAGGTGGCGAGAGACATGCCGGCCAGAACCATGACGGTCGCGCGGATTTCGCCGCCCTGGAATTCCTGGCTGCGGTTCAGCTTGTAGCCGGCCGGCACAGCGACGTTGCGCAAAGCCGGAAGGCGCAGCGACGCGCCCTTGAGCACGTCATATTGCGTGCCGTTCCACCACAGGCGGACGATACCAACGCCCTGCGACATCTCTTAGCTCTCCAGTTGCAGAACGTTGGCGACCACGATCAGCGAGTCCATCACCTTGATCGGCAACTGGCTGTCGACGCGGCCGCGAACGGTCGGGTTTTTGGTGAAGGTGGCCTGCGGCGCGATCGTCGCCGCGTCATCCAGCCAGCCCATGGTGTTGGCATAGACGCCATAGCGCGCGACCCACGACGCCTTCAGCGTCTTCGGCGTCACCACGCCCGAAACATTCGCCAGCGGGCTGCCGTCATCGGCGAGCTTGGCGCGCGGATAGGATTGCCGGACAAAAGTGTTCCAGTCGTATCGGACGCGCGACACGGTGGCCGGCACCATGATGTCGTGCCAGGAACTGTCCAGCGCGCCCGTCGTGGGATCGGTGGTGTAGGTTGTCACCACGCGTTCCAGCGAGATCGTGCCGTCCTGCGCCACGTTCACTGTGGTGACGCCGCCCGCCAGCAGGCTGGTGCGAACGCTGTCCGGGAACAGATCGACATCGTCCGGACCAAGCCCGGTCAGTCCCGCCAGCGTCAGCGTGTGCAGCTGGCGCGCCGGATCGGCATTCAGCGATGGCTCGCAAACGGCGGCAAGAACGGCGCCCAGCATCCACGGTGCGCATTTCGGATTCTGCAGCGCGATGAACGCCAGCCATTTGCTGTTGAGGTTCGGCACCAGCGCCAGCGCCTGACCGGCCGTGCCGCGAAACCCGAAATAGATTTTCGTGTCGAGCTTCACCATTGCCCCGAAGCGCCGCGTGCCCTCGATCGCCAGCGTCGACAGATTGGCCTGGTCGTTGAGGCAGGTGACGATGCCCGTATACCAGGTGTTGGCCACGACCTTGACCGCCGGCGAGACATCCGGCGCACCCGCGCCGCCCGCCATGGCAACGACCACCGCCGTGACCCCTGGCACCTGATCGCTGCCCAGCGCACTGACGCGCAGATCGATGTCGTTCGTGTGCTGCCCCTTTTCCGAGGCCGTCACGGTCAGGACCGCGCCGTTCGCGGCCGCCGTGCAGCCCGTGGCCTGTTGCACCGTCGCCGTCCAGGCCGAGGCAAACGCGGCCGCCACATCGGAGGGCTGCATCGATGTCGTCAGCACGACCGGGATGCGCACGCCATTGCAGATGAGCACTTCCGTGCCGGCCGCCGTCGGCGCGCCGCTGAAGGTCACCGTGCCGGACGCGGCCACGGCGCCGTTGGATGGTGCCACGCCCACAACATCGAGGACGACGGTCGGCGCGGCATTCACGAACAGCAGCGCCGCCTGGGCCAGCGCCGTGCCAACGCCGAACAGCTGACGGATCTGGCCGGCCGACACATTCTTATAAAGCGTGGCCTGTCCGGCCGCGCCGGAGGAAAGCTGACCGATCATCAGCACTCGCATCGGCATCGCGCCAACACTGCCCGGCGCGCGGATCGTCTGGACCTCGGTGTAGGAGCCCGGCACCTGCACGTTGTCCGGGATCTCCTCGAACACGACGGAATCGATCGTCTCGGCCGTGCTGCTTTGCGTCTCGGACATCAGGAAGCCTTTTCAGCAGGAGCGACAGGCGCGGTCTTCACCGGCGCAGCCACCGTGGTCGCCTTGGCGGCAGCAGCCGTTGCGTCGGCGCTCACCTCGACCAGATCGCCGGCACGCAGAAGGAAAGCCCAGTTCGGATCGCGCTCGTTGACCCTGTAAGTCTTCCCCGGATCGAGATTGCCGCCTCGCGGATCGGGCACGACCCGACCTTCGGTCACACGCACCAGTTTCATTGTTCGCCTCTCACTTCGAGAACGGACTCAGGCGCAGTGAAGCCATCCGCCTGCCATTTCTCACCAAGCTGTAGAAAATCATCGAGCTGCTCGATCAGGGTCGCCGTGTTCAGAGCCACGTCAGGGATTGTCACTTCGAGCATGACGGTCGCCATGCCGTCTGGAATCCATTCCGCGTTCGCGGTTGCGGTGTTCTGTGTGACCCGGCACGTCCCGACATCCCTGATGCGGAAGCCGTGCAGCATTGCTGTCGCCAGGGCCGACATTCCGAAAGCACCGGGCATGTCGCCACGCCCCAGGTAGAGTGCATCAGGCGTGCTGTGTTCCACGAGGAGAAATACCGGGAAGGATAGCGTGCCGCGAAAACTTTCACCGTTATCAGGGTCCGGTCGCCATGCCGCCCAACCGATCGCCACCATGGGTGCCTTACGGGTGAGGTCTTTCCACTGTCCGACGGAAGCTTTGGCCGGAATCGTCACGTGCGTGTAGCGCAGCGGACTGAATGTGCTCTGCAGACGCTCCCGCAATGCCCGGAACGCGATCGCGATGACATCGCCTGAAATGATGCGATCGGGATACTGATTATCAGGCAGTTCGCGCGCCATCAGTAGATACGCCCCGAAAGCCCTGCGGGACGCCCCTGGAAGCGCGACCAGTCGCCACCGTCATTACTCAGTGCTTCGCCATCGAGGGTCACACGACCTTCCTGAACCTTCCCCAGCCACGCCTGCGCCTGCTGCCGGCCGAGCGTCACCTTCTCGGAAGGTGTCACCCGTCCACCGGTGCAAAGGTGGTATCGCGCGATCGCACAGCAGGCCCTTACGATCGCCGCAGGCACCGGCAAGACAGGCGTGACGTAACGACGCCGGAGATAGCCGTCGATCTCATCCGACGCGTCCGCCAGCGCGGTGTTCACCGCGTCGACATGGATGGTGTCCATGTCCTGCCCTGGCGGCGTGCTGATCTCGATCAGTTCGGACTCACCGAAGCGCGCGATCATGTCTGAGACGGCGGCGTAGGGCATCAGCCGATCCGGATGACCGTCAGCTTGCTCTCATTGCGGAGCAAATTGATTTCCGCCTCGGAAAAGCGATCAGAGGAGTGGATGGCATAATGCGGATGCGCGACGCCAGCACGCCGGAAACCGGGCACCGAACAGGTGATGATCAGGCTCCCCGGCGACACCGATCGTTCGCGGCCGTTCGGCAGAAGGATGACACTGGTCTCGCGCTCGACGGCTGCGAGACCACCGATGAAGGTCGGTGCGCTGCCGCCGCCACTGCCACCCACAATCTCAATAGGGCGGCGATGCGCGGTCTCATGCTGAACATCCGCGCCCTGAACCGATGCTTCCGGCGCGTCGCTGCCACGAAGCTGCGGGGGAGCCTTGGCATCGATTTCATCGCGTGATGTGGCGCCGGCAATGCCAGCGTGCTCCGCAACGCCGCTGGCCGTCGCGCCTGGGGCGTCCGCACCCTGGACGGGCGCATCGGGCACCTTGGCGTCATGCGCCATGTTCTTCAGGTGTGGCGTCTTTGCCATGGTTTACGATCCGATCAGCTGGGACAGGCGCGGCGCAACCATGAGTTCCGCAGCGTTCTGCCAGGGGTTGGTGCCGGTCGCGAAGCTGTTCCCGGCGGAGAGTGGGGCGAGCTGGGCTTTCAGCAGGGTGCGTGCCGGCGCCTGCAGATTGCTCGGCACGACCATCAGATCGGGCACGATGCCGTAGGGCGTGCCGTCCGCGCGGCAGAGCGATGCCATGGCCGCCAGGGCGTCATTGAACGACGCGATGGTGATCGGCCGCGTCGACTTGTAAGCCAGCTGCCACAGGCCGACGCCCGCAGCGCAACGCCCGTCGACACCCCACTCAAACTGGCGGTGATGGAAAACATTGCCCGACTGCAGCTGCGTGCGCGCAGTGACTGCGAATGGTCGGCGGGGCTGATAGATGATCGGCTTGAGCGCACGCGTGGTGCACAGCAGATACCAGGCCGGAACCGCGCTTTCGCCGGTCTGCGGCAGACCGATATTCGAATAAGTGAATTGCTGCCCGTCCGCATTGACTGCCTGATGGTCCGTATCGAAGAAATACTGACCGTCGATCCCGGTGATCTTGTTGCCGTTGCCCAGCACGCTGAAAGCGAGCTGGTCAGGCAATTCAGCCGCGTCCTGGCCGAGCTGCTCGATGAAAGGACCGAAGACGCCCCAGCGATCGTCCTCGATATCTTCGCGCTTGATGGCGATCGTCTCTTCGAACGTCTCGTTCGCGATGCTGTAGGACGAGACGGAGAGCTGATTGACCTCGCGCTGTCCGATCCAGCGTCGCAGACCCGGCAGTTCGGCGAGCTTCGGATAGAAATTCTCGCCCGACGTGCTGGGCACGGTCTGGCAGAAACGCTGATAGAGGCTCGGTCCTGTCGTGAGATACTTATTGAATGACAGATTGACCGAGGCCGTCAGCGCATTGATGTTGCCGGCATTGATGTCCATGGCGGTCTAGTTTCCTCAGAACGTCACGAACGGATTGCCGTCGAGGTCGAGGCCGGCAAACGTGCCGACCTGCAACCGCGCGGTTCCACCGGACGGGGTTTCAGTTAGGGAGACGGATTGATCGTCCACCGCGTAGACGGGCTGGCCAAAATTGGCCCAGGTCGGCGCCGCATCGGCGAACGGCAGCCCCCATGTCCCACGCACGACCCAGACGGGGCCGGGGCCGAATTGCTCGCCCACGACCGGCTGGTTCGGCAGATTGTTCTGCATGCGCTGCGCCAGCCCGACGATCGCCACCAGCGTCTCGCCATTGGGTGCGGCCGATCCGGCCGGCACGATCGTGCCATCCGAGCAGACGGCGCAGATTGATCCGCGATAGACGACGTAACCCGCCGCGACGCTGTGACCGAATTCAGGGCCTACTGGCGCGGCTTTCTGCACGAGCGTGCGGTCAGCATTAAGCGGCATGGGTGCGCTCCATCTCGGCCTGGATGGCTTCGACCGTCAGATCGAAACCTGAAGCCAGGCTCTTCAGCAGGGCGTTGCCCTGCGTCGGGGCAGCGGCAGAATGCATGGTGACGTTGCCGCGCTGCAGCTGCGTCCGGGGCCAGGAGGCGATCACGGTCGCTGCCAGATCGGCGTTCGTGCTGTGCAGCGTGATCATGCTGTTCCGCATGTCCTGCGTGATCGCGGCGCCATCAGCCGCCGCGCTGTCCAGGAGGCGCTCTACGCTGGCGCGTGATTCCCGCGCCGTCAGATCGGTGACCTGCTGGCGAAGCTGGGTCATCGCTTCCGTTTCACCGGCCAAGCGCGCCTGCAGCGCCGTCAGCAATGCCGGCGCGGCAATGCCGTCGTCAGCCCCGATCGCCTGCGCGATCTGCGAGTGTAGCGTCGTCTGGGTGCGTGCCGCACCAAGCGCCGTCCGCACATCCGCCTCCGTGGCATTGCTGGGAAGGCCCAGCAGCGCCCGGATCTCCGATTGATCCATGCTCGTCTCCGAGTGCATTGTTGTGAGGGTGAGGTTCGGCGTGTTGGTGAGCGCGACGCGCAGGATGCGCAGCACGCGGCCGTCCTTCGTGGAATCGATGACAGGCGACTGGCTGCGATAGTGCTTTTCGGTCATGGCGTGGCGACCGGCCCGATTGAAGTCGGTCCTGCCCCAGATGCCGTCCTCGCGTGCCTGCATTTCGGTGATCCATCCGACGGCCGGGGCTTCTTCACCCTTCGGCGCCTTGAGGTCGGTGGAATGATTGATGTCGATGACCAGCTTTCCATCGGCCATCGAGGCGCGAATGATCCCCTGCAGGTCATCTGCCCGGAATGGCCCCAGGCCATTGCGCGTGCCGAAGGTGCCGGCCGGCAGCAGGTGCATCCAGTCGGGCACCTGGCCATCGGGCACTTCATGAAGCGCGGAGAGGATATGGACTTGCGTCGTCATCGCGGCGCAGAATGACGAAGGAAGGGGCCTCGCATTAAGGGTATGACCGCATACCCCCGCCTTGGGCTGTCTGATGGAAGAGACCGCGCACGGCCCTTTTAGCACCGCCGACCGGGGATTGATCGTCCCGACCGCCTAAAACGCCTCCTGACCCGTTTTAAAGCGTTTTAACGCCGTCTTAAAATCAATCGGCCATTACCCCTTCACGGCCGCCGAGAAATAGGCCTCCAGACTCTCGATGAGCGTGGTGCGATCCTCCTCCGAGAAACCAAGGTAGGGGCGCGCCGGGATGGTGACGGATTGCCGGTGAAACAACTCACCGCCATCGCCGAGCGGTCCGCCCATGACGAATGAAAGGGCCGGCGCATTCTTGGCTTTGATCACGGCGCCGAACTGATGAACCGCAGCATACTTTTCGTCACTGCCGACGATGATCGAGTGACCCGTCGCCTCCGAGACGATGCTTCGCTGTAGCTGGCCGCTCTCGATGAGGATGTGCCCCGAATTCTGTTTGCCGCGTGCATACAGCGGATTGAGCGGCGCGTATTCCTCCCACCGCACGCCGTGCGGATCGACCCCCTGATCAAAGCGACGCTTCGCGTTATCTTCCAGGCCAAGTGCGGCCGCTGCAAGGACACGTTGCGGGTCACGGCCGATATCGGCGATACGACGCAGGGCGGTCTGGACGGGTTCGAGGCTTCCGGTGATCGTCAGTGTCGGCATGGTGGAAATCCTTTGCGCAACCGCTTATAGTCAACATGCGACGCGCCGAGACACGGTGATATTCTCCCTGCCGTAGAACCGTTCCCTTGTGGGACGGGATCGCTATGATGGGTTTCCGGGAGGCCCATCCGGCGCGTCGTTCTTAATCAAATCATCCAGACTGCCACGGAGCAGCGTCATACCGCGCAGCGCCCGCTCGGCGCTCTCCGGTGTCGTTCGATGCAGGGACACCAGATAATTGCGCGCCTTGTCGGCCGTGACCTTGATCGCAGCCCGATAGAGTTTGCCATGCCGGCGGAAAAGGACGACGCGATGTTCGCCCTGCATGGCGACGACCGGGGCGTCCGCAATCGTGTCTGGCAGATGGGTATAGTCGTCGGCCGTCAACTCGGGGTGGCGATAATTCTGCTTCTCGATCGTCTGTTCGGAGAGACGGACATGCGGTGACCCGGCGCCCAGTGCCTCCTGCACATCCGGCGGCAACGTTCCGACCTCGGCTTCCCCGATTGGCGCGCGCATGATGCTTTCCACCGCACTGCGCTGCGCCTGACGCCTGACACTGTCAGGCAACTCACTGGGGCGCGCGATATCCGGACGCATGTGGGTCGGGTCGGGCGCCATAGGATGAAGGACGACGGGAGCAGGCGCCTGATTGACGTAGCCGGTCGGCTCTGGACGTGCTGCCCTGCCGTGATCTTCGATGTGCACCCCGGACGGGACGCCGCCATCGCGCGCGGCCTCGTTGTCGGCCCATGCCTTCCCGGGATTGTAGCCGAAACCCGGGTCGATACCGACCGGAACCTGATGGACCTCGCCGGTATGCGGGTTGCGCCAGGACCGCATCTCGATCGGCGGGGAGTCAGATACCTCCCAGCCCTTGCGGGCCAACATAGGTTCGGAGACGACTTCGACTGTGCAGTGGCAGCGCCAGCCGTTGGGCGGGTAGTGTGTATTCCACCATGGATCGTCGTTCCGAAGAATCATGCCGTCCCAGGCAAGATGCTGCGGGCGCGGGTGCTGGCACGCATGATGGGTATACCGCCAATACGGAAAGATTGCGCGCGATTCCGGCGTCGTCATGCGCCTGTAGCGGCCGGCCGAAAATGCCGTCGCCATATTGGTTTCATAGATGATCGAGGCGCGCCATCCGGTCGAACCGGTATGCTTCCAGCCGTGCTTCTCGACGATCGACCGGAATTCTTTCTCGAAGTCCTTCGCCGTTGCCCGTTCGCTGAAACGCTTGTCGAGCGCCGCCCGCAGATCCTTCACTAACGCGTCCGATGCTGCACCGGCCACCATAAAGCCGCGTGCGTGCGCTTCGTTCCACAGATCCGTCCAGTGCGCGGTCGGGACATTTTCCTTCTGCCTGAAATACGCGATCGCATCACGTGGTGGCAGAGCGACCGCACGCACCACGCTTTCGTCATCAGCCATGGCGGGCAGCCAGCTCGTCCAGCACGGTGGCTTCGCCTGCCAGTTCAGCCACGATCATCGCGTTCGCCATGACCTCGGCAAGCTGATCGCTCGGCAGGTTGAGTTTCGCCAGTCTTGCTTCCAGATCCGGAACGCTGTCGGCCGCCTCGAATGCCTCTCTTGCGGGTGCGATCATTTTCCCCATTGCCGCCGAGGCATCCAGCGTCGTTCGGTCACTGAGCGCCTGGACGATCGTCGGGCCATTGGCCGCCGTGTGGCGCGTCAGGACGCGCCCGAGGATGGCATGATGTTTCGTGGTGTCCTGCTCGGCCTGGGCTGCGGGTGCCTGCCGCCCTGGCGCTGGTTCGTCGTGCACAGTTGCGCCTGGCGCTTCACCCGGCCGATCAGCGGCCGGCTGCTGACGTGCTGGCAGGTCGTGCGGTGGTTCTACTGGCGGCGGGGGAGCGCGGCCACCGATCACCTCATCGTCGGGATCGGGGTCGGTGAAATTCAGACGCTGACGCACCTCCGAAGCCCTGACTGTCAGGCCCTGCGGTCCCATCCATTGCAGCGCCTGCGTCACTTCGGCGACCGGCGTTTCATCCGGCCTTCCGATGCTGACCTTCGGGTATCCGCCCTTCTGCGGGCCGAACGTCAGGTCGATCTGCGGACGGACCATCTGAACATTGACAGTCCAGCTCGTCTTGGCCGCGTCCCATCGTTCGATATCCTCCTGGACGAGACGATGGATCGCGCTCGATGCATGGGCGCCTGCCTTGCTGTCGGTCGTGCCGGTCTGTCCCAGAACGACCTTGCTGGTCTGACTGTCGAGCCAGTCGCAGCGTCTTTGGTGGATATCGTTTGAGCCCGCACCGTTTTTCGGCTCGTGCATCTCGATCAGCATGCTTTCCGGAATGATCGCGCCGGCAGCGCCCGCCAGATCGAACACGGCGCGCGCCAGCACCGCCCGATCATTCTCGGATGCTCCGGGGCCATACTTACCGATCCGAAGAGGCAGACCATACGCCTGGACAAACACGCCCCAATCGCGGGAGGCAAATGCCTTGAACATCGAATGCCAGGCGACTGTCCGCGTCAGACCGCTCCGTAATGCAAGTCCGGACCAGCTCGGATGCTTGTGCACCGCGAATTTCAGCGGTGGCATCGCCACGAATCCGGCCTGCGTCGGCGCACCTGGGACAGACGGGGGTGCTGGCGCCGCATTGACGTCGCGCACCATGATACTGTCGCCGTCCTGGTAGGAGACATCGAACCAGCGCTGCGGGTTGTAGATGGCCTCGACGATACGATTGTCGCCCGGCGTCAGCTTCCAGATCAGTTCATGGACCGACCAGCCTTTGCCGACAGCATCGAGCATGTCGAAAAGCATGTTCTCGACCAGCTGATCACGCAGCCAGCTTTCGATGAATTCCGCATGCTTCTTGTGGTTCGGATCGTCGCTTGCAGGCTCGACCGTGATGGGGAGCTGCGCCACGGTGCGTTTGCGTGTGCCGAGCACGCCCTGATAATGGGCATCCCGTTCCTCGATCACCTCGGCCACGGTCTGCCATGCCAGGGAATCTCCTGCGTCGGCAGCCGCCATCGCTTCACCCAGGACCATCGGATCAAGGCCAAGGATCGGCGTTGTGACAACGGCCGGCCGCATGCCGACCATGTCCGGCCCCGCGATGGTCTTGGTCAGCGCCGACACCTTGATGGGTTGACCCCATTGATCGAGCAACGGCATCGCCATGTCTCACTGCCCTCCGGAAGAGACGCGTTCCGCCGCACGCAAGCCGGCGTAATCGCGAAGATATCGCCGTGTGACGGGTAGTTTATTGGCGTCTAATTCGGCTTTCAGCGCCGCATCATCCGCCTTGGAATAGCTGACGAGAATGGGATGGGCGCATGCCTGCGGCTGCGCGCAACCGGTGAGAGACAGCATGCCCAGGCCAGCTGCCAGAATGACCAAGAATGCGAAGCGCAGCATCAGAACGTTCCGTTCGCAAGAGACTGGTCAAGAGCAGCGTCAGTTGGCGCGGCCGAGATTTGCGCCTGAGCCATCTGCCGCTGTTCCAGTGCCTGCTGTGCTGACTGCGCTGCCTTTTTGGCCTCGTCGCGCTCCTGCTGCGCCTCGCGAGCCACATGCATTAGCCACAACGCGAAGGCGAACAACACAAGGATGATGACGCATGCCGTCTCGAAGGCTATCTGAAATCCCGTCACATCACCCTCCCGCGCAAGCCAAAACGACCTGGATTAAAGCCGAGCCTCTCGGCCGCCAGTTCACGCTCGATCGGCCACGCATCGGAAGTCAGCTCTGCTCCTGGCGAGGCCGTCGGCAGAGGGACGCTCTCATAAGCATATTCAACATAGTCCGAACGGCTGGCCGCATACGCCATGCAGCCGGCGACGGCCGCGTCACCATGGCGCTTGCCCGTCTTGTCAGTTGTCCGGTTCTCCGGAATGCGGGCGACGCCACGCACGATCTGGATGGCGCGCAGATCGTCGACCGTATCGCGATCGGCCGGCACCGTGATCATGGCATCCTCGAACGCCGCCTTGAATGGCGGCATGTTGTCGCGATACCAGCCCTCGGACAGCATGACAGCCTCGACCCGCGCGCCGTAACGCTGCACGGTGACCTCGGCCAGATACTGCCCGTTACCACGCGCATCCATCTTGCCGGCACGAAAACGTGGCAACCGGTCGAGGATATAGAACAGGATCTGCCGCTGCTGATCGAACGGCACGTTGCGCAGCTCGACCGTGAAGGGCGTGTGCCGCGTCAGGTTTGCCAGCAGCGCCAAAATCCAGATGACGGTCAGATCCCCGGAGCGACCAAAGTCCTCGCCGAAGACATGTGGCGTTCTTGGATCGAGCGCGTCCAGAACTGGGGCAAGGTTTTCCTCACACCACCGCAGGCATTCGGCTTCGCGGATGTGCTCCGGCTGCAAGGAGAACTGCGCGTCGCACGCCCAGCGCAGCACGCGGGCGTCTCGATCCGCCCGCGCCTCAATCAGAACGAGCGGCAGATAAGCGCCCGATGAAGGTGACGGGATACAGAATAGCTCTTCGTCAGCAGCCGATCCGTAAAAGGCGATGATCTCGTCGCGCCAGACGCTCTCCTTCTCGCGCGACCAAGGCTCACCCTTGCGCTCACAAATCTTACGAAAGAGGCCATCCTCCAGCGCATCGTCGAAGGTCAGGCGCTGAAGAACGTATGGTTTACGGCCGGCGCGGATCTCGTCACACAGTTCCGCGAACGGACTGGTGTCGCCATTGTGCGTGCTGATGATCGCGACCTTTCCGCCCCACATCAGCAATGCCAGGGCCGCTTTCAGCAATTCGGCCAGGTCATCATGGAAGGCCGCCTCGTCAATGATGACGAGCCCCTGCATACCACGCAGGGCGCGCGCGCGGCTCGGCAGCGCCAGCACCTTCTGCCCGGACGCGAAATCGATCCGGAAAACCTTGGTGTCGTTTTCCGGCTTTTCAGGGTCGCGCCAGAAACTTTCGGAAACCTGACTGACGGCCTGCTGCATCATCGAGGCGTGCTCCGCACAATAGTCGATGAATTCGCGCGCCATCTCCAGGTTATAACCCATGTAGAAAACGTCCATGCCCCCCGCGATGGGCGCCATCGCCGCCGTCAGATCGGCAACGAACGAGGCCGTCCAGGACAAGCCAGTGCGTCGCGATTTCTCGATGACGACAACGGGATTGTCGCGCACCGCTTCCATGAACAGCGACTGGTAGGTGAGGAAAATTGGTGACATCACGACTTCACTCCAAAAGCGCCCGCCATCAGTGCAGCAGCCGTTTCGGCCGAAAGTCCCTGCGCCCTGGCGACCTTGCCGATATTCTCTTTCGCTTCCGCAGCGAGCTTCGCGCGCATCGCGGCCTCGACATCAGCGCGATATTCCACGTCTGTCTTGCTGGCCTTGGCGAGGCTCTCCAAAGCCCGTGCCATGAGTGACACCGCCATCGGATCACCGGCGATCAACGCCTTGCCGCCCTTGCTCAATTCCCCGGCCTCATCGCCGGCCTGTGCCTTCAGGAACAGGTCGAGGATCATGGTATGCAGAAGTTCGACGTTCAGTTGCCCGTGCCGGGATGGCTCCGCTTCGCCGAGCCGGGCCGACAGGGCGTTCGCCACGTCCCGCGACCGGCGCATCGAGATGGCCATCTTGTCCAGACCCTGGACGTGGCGCCCAAGCGCCGAACGGCTGATCGCAACGCCTTCGAGATCTGCCAATGCGCCCAGGATTTCATCCAGCGTGCATCCTGCGTCACGGAGACGGGCGATGCGCTCCCGGACCTCCGGCTCCAGACGATCGATCGAGGAAGGGCGGGGCATGTCAGAGCGGCCGCCGGGACGCGACGCCGTGCACGGTCCGCAGGCAGTCGCGCGTCGACAAGCCATTGGCTGTCAGCTCTGCCACCCACAATTCGCCGCCCGCATGGCCGGGCAGCTTCTCGATACGCACGCAGTCGGCGCGTTCGAGCAGCAACAGGTCGTTGCGCAGATCCTCCGTATTCGCCGGACGTCCGGCCTGGTGCAGCACGCGCAGGATGATCTGCTCGTTGAGCTTGCGCGTCTCCATTTGCGCGATCGCGTCCAGCGTGAACCACCGGCGCTCCTCGATCAAAGCCGTGCGGACGGCATTCATAGTCGGGTTTCCTTCGTTCTGCCGGTAAATCCGGCAATATGATCGGGGTGATAAGGGGCGCAGGACGTCACGGGGTGACCGATCGCCAGACCGAACAGGAACGCAAAGACGACCAGGATAAACACCGCCAATGCTGGAAAGCCGCGCTCTTTATCGTCACGATCGTCAGTCATCACGCATGTGCCCCCGCACGATCGTCAGCACCATTTCCTTGACGTTCCGGGTGTCGGCCGTCAGCGTTTCGAGCATGAGTTCCCACCGGCGATCGCGCTCGCGATCAGCACGATGGTTATCTTCGAGCGCCTTCACGCGTCGATCCATCGAACCATGCCGCAACCACGCAATCGCCACGGCGCCCATGACCAACAACCATGCGAAAAGCAGGACGTAAGCCCAGGGCGCCGGGATGATGACGCCTGCGGCCACAGGGACCGCAGACTGCATCAGCTTGCAGTCGATGCCGGAGTTGCCGTCGGTGCCGCGATACCGGCATTCGGCATGATGCCGGTCGCCAGATCGTAGATGGCCGCCTTCAGATGCGCCTGGACAACGTCGATGGTCGGCAAGACGAAACCGGCCTGCTTGGCCAGCGTCAGGAATTCGGTGGTGGCTTCCTGAACGATCTCATTGCTGCTCTCGAACTTCTGGAAAGCCGCGACGAGCTTGTCGATACCGCCGTCCGCCTTGGTGACGGCGCTCTTCACCGCGACCTGTGCGATGCCCTGATACTTGGTGCCCTTGCCGGCGATGAGCGTGCCAAGGATCGGCGCGGCCATGGACAGGATCGGGGCGAGAAGTGATTTGAAATTCATGGCCTATGCGGCTCCGGGAAAGACGCCGCGTCCGCGTCACGTCAGAAAACACCGCCGCGCGCCCGCGACGGCGAAAGCCGTCACACCGAGGGCGGCGCACCGTCGAGCAGCTTGAGCGCCGCCGCCAGACGGGCATCCAGGCGCGCGATCCAGCCATTGCCGAACTGTGGAAAATCGCGGAACGAGCGATAGGCGGCACCCTGCCGACTGGCGAGCGCGTAGATCAGAACGCGTATCCCGTCATACTGCATCTTGATCGCCTTCAGCGTTTTCGGCCCGATGACGCCATCTTCCGTCACGCCCAGATCGTGCTGAAGGCGTTCGCGATAATCGGCCGAGATAAATCCGACCATGCCTTCCGGGTGCATGAGCGCGTCGGTCAGCGCCTCCATCGTCTCGACGCCGATATCGCCATCGACATCGCGATCCTTGAGGCCGAGGATCTGCTGGAACTGTTTCGCAGCGCGCGAAACGCCGGAATTGAAAGCGAAATCCGAGAGAATGAGGTCAACGCCGGAAGGGAGAGCATCGGCATTCAGCGCACGCCAGAACATGGCGGAGAACACGGCGCGAAAATCTGCTTCGGTGAGACCCTTCATCATCGGCGCCGTCACGAGACGCGGATCACGAAGCCACTGCCCCATGAGCGGCGCGGAGATGCCGCACATCGTGCCGACCAGCATGCCTTGCCCGACGACGCCGAACGTCCAGTTTCCCGGATCGGCTGGCGAACATTGATAACGCCCCTCGCGCGAGGCAGTAAATTCGGATGCGATGGAAAGATTACGCTGCATGCCCGGCAGCCTATGCAGCGGGCAGCGAATTATTCAGGGTATGGGTTCATACCCCTGGCAATGAACAGGCTTTAAAAAAGGGGGATTTGTCGATCGTCGGTGAAAACGCGGCGCGCAGGGCGATCGCCCGTATAGGTCTGGCGCAGCGCCTGATAAACGGCATTTACAGCCACACCGGCCCGCGCGGCAATGTCGTTCACCGGCATGCCCATCTCACCATACCGATGAATGCGCCATTTGCGCACGGTCGGCACGTCATATTTTTCGCCAGGATAACGGGCACACAATGCTCGGGCGATATTGGTGCCGTAAACCCGCTCCAGGCGCGACCCCGAAGCCTTGATCGGCACGGAAATGCGCTGTCCGGCCGCGCTCTCGATGAACGCAAGCGCGCCGTCTTCACCGACCGCTTCCACGATCCATTGAATATGTGCCGGCGGCCTGATCGTCATTTCGTCAGCTTCTCCTGCGCCCTCAGTACAAAATAACGATCGATCGCATCATCCATGCGCGCGTCATATCGCCCATGGATATAGGCAATTTTGCAGGAATATTCAGCCGCCGGAATAGACTGCACGCCGATTTCTATCGACTCCCGCATCATTTCGACAATTAACCGATCGATCTCAACCCGCGCGGAAGCGGAGTTTTTCGTCCGAGGGCGTTTCGCGAACACATGATTTAATGTGGGCCTAGGCAGCGGACGCGGCGACGCGGGGCGCCCTCCATGCCCGTCCATGAGTGGCATTTTACGCGTCGTCATACCGAACCTCCCGCCTGAAATTTGCGCGCAGCCCGATCGCCGCATACCACTCCTTCGCGTGTTTCAGACAATTCGCGGGCTCGATATCCCCCTGTTCGCTCATGAACGTCAGGCCGGCCTGCACGAGACCGATCCGACTCTCCAACTCCACACGCTGGCCGTCCAGCCCCTGCGAGATCGCCGCGGCAATCGCCTGTCTCAGCGAAACCACCGACGCCTCCAGCGCCTCCAGCCGCCGCCGCTCCGCATCCGTAATCGTCACGACCGATCTCCCTCGACACGACGACGCCAATCCTTTAGCGCCTCGATCACCTTGTTCGCCTGCTCGGCATTGAGAAACTCCGGCGCGGACACACCATCCGGCAAAGCGCGCGATTTCGTCTGCCGGCTAACGAACGTCCGAAGCGCCGCCGTCTTGTCCGGTGCTTTCAGATACGGCTCGATATCCTTCCAGACCGCATAGATCTTGCGCACATGCGCCTTGGCGCTGGGCGCGCGCACGCCCTTCGTCGCCTTGAAGCCATCACGCCGAAAACCGTCCAGCGCGCGGTCCATCTCCGCGATCGAGCACTCCCGCGCCGATCGATGCCCGGTCAGCAGCTCCAGCTTGTCGCGATACGTATCGTCGTCCAGGCCGAGCTGCTTGCGCGCGATCTGCAGCTTCGCATACCGAACCTGCCGCTGCTCCATTTCAGTCGCTGGCATGCTCGCCTCCCTTCATCTGGCGGATGGCGGCGGCAAGTTCTTCGGCGGCCTGCGCCTCGAATATCCAGCTATCCGAAAAGAAGTGTTGATACGCTTCGCGACACACCTTCGCCTTCTCGTCACATCGCAATGCCGCATCTTCCAGCGCCTTATCGCGGATGGCCGCTTCGTCTAGAGCAGGCGCGGGTTTGGTGCGATGGAAGGCGGCCAGAAGTTCTTCTTTGCTGAATGTTCCACTGAAAGACGCTGCCACTTCTTCCTCGGGCGCTTCATCGGGCTGGCTGATGATGTAAAAGCCCTGGTCGATCCATTCGTCTTCGTAAAGACAGATAGAATTTAGGGGGGCGGCACGAACGATGATATAGCGCTCGTCAACGCCATCTTCCTCTACTTTTTCGACAGGAAAGGCCACGCCAGCGGGTATCAGATCAGGGTAACTAGGCCGTGTGGCAGCCACCACAGTCCCCACGCGGACATGCGCGAAGTCGGTGTCTCGTTGTTGGTCGGTCATGACCGCTTCCCCGCCTTGATAAACCGCCCGCAGAATAGCGATGCGGGCACCGAAAAAGCGACATACGCCGCTATAGCATGGACCAGCGTCATCACGGCTTCCCTCCCGTCATCCGCGCAACTTTGCGTTCAATGGCGCGCCCCCAGGCATTCCAAAGCCACGGCCCGCACGCGAGGCCGATGAACGGCGCCAGATATCCCAGCGCCATCAGTGCATCGCGGCCGGTCATGGCGTTTCCACCCGCGAGAAATCGACGACGATCTGTTCGTGCCGCTTGCCGGGCTCCGGCCGCTCGCTACACCGCACGGACATTTTTGAACCGGCGGGCGCGACAGAGTCATTCAGCGCCCGCACCGCGTCCGGCCATTTCGGATGGTTCAGATCCAGCCGCTTCAGACCCATGAGGCGCTGGATGTTGATACGGCCGGTGGTCTCGTCTTTCTGGAAAGCCTCCATCACCAAGGCCCGCAAATCCGTGGCGGCGCCCTCGGTCAGGTCTTCGACGATCTCGTTGATCAGCGCCTGCGCGGCCGGAAGGGCTGGCGTCACCTGCTGGTAGCGATAGAGCGACGTTTCGATCTTCACCTGGTCGCCGTAATCCGAAAGCGTCAGACCGCCGACGCGACCGCCGACGCGCACGCCATAATCCTGGAAGATCAGATCCTGATATGCCTGCACCATCTCGAAGATGGCCTGCTTCTCCGCCGCGTTGTGCTCCTGAAGCGCCTTGAAACGGTCCCTGATCTTCAGTGCCGTCTCATGCTGCAGCACGACGTCCGCGCGGATCGAGCGCACCGGGATTTCCCGGCCGTCCGGGTTGGTCAGCGTCTGGACAGGCGTGGCATTCGTTACTTCCGACATAATCATTTCCCTTTTTTCGGGCCGCTTTCAGACGCGACCCACAATCCACCCACGATCGTCTTCACCGCCATGTGGGCGGGCAAAGACGCGAAGAATTTCTCGATGATCCGGAGGCTGGGCTCGGCCGACTTCTGACCGCGCAGCCACATCAGCACGCTGGCTGCCGTGCGATCGTGCGCACACCGAACCAGCGCCGACATGAGGTCGCCACGCAGCTGCTCGCCATAGATCGAACCGCTATAGAGGCTGCCCACACAGGCCGACTGAAACAGCGCCGGAATATCGATCGGCTCGGCCATGCTCAGTTGACCGTCATTTCTTGGCCATTCGCCAAAGCGTTGATCCCGGCACCGATCAAGACGAGCCGCATTGCAGCGTTGCCGATATCGTTACATGCGCCCTCAAAATCGCGCGCATTGACACCTCGCATTGCGCGCTCGATGTACCGGAAAGCCTCAGCGACTAACTTGTCGGTGTCGGAGAACTGATCTGACTTCGAACATTCTAACGCCAGCTCAGTCACAGCCTTGCCCATGGCGTTAATCCGTGCCGATGTGACGGCCGCAATCTTTTTCTGTGTCATGACACCTTCCCGAAATGCTTGAGCAGGACGACGCCATCGCTGGGCAGCGCTTTCTCCGCTGTCAGTTCCTCGGTCAGCGCGCGCACCGTGTTTTCCATCGCGCGCAGTCGCTTCGACTGGTCGAGAAGCCAGGTAGCGAGCTTGTGCGTATCGCCGCGATTAAGCAGCAGAGGGCCGCCTCGCTGCATGAGGGCAACGCCCCCGGCACGAAGCTCCTCGGATAGTGGTGCTTCGAAAGAGTGCTTCTGCGTCATGTCATTGATGATCGACATCGATCAGACCTCCATCCCGGCCGCAATTTCAGCGGCCGGCGTTGCATCAGGAAAACTCTCGAAGAATTCGGCGATCACGGCCCGGCGCGCCGACGTTCCCGAGATCGCTTCGGGATGGCAGCGCACGATCCCGGCGCACTCGAAGGCTGGGGCCTCCGGATGCGTCTGGCGCAGAAATGTCCGCACCGAGGCGCGCAGCCCGATCATCCGGTCCGGATCGGCGAAGATCGTGCCCTCCGCCGCCGCATCAAGGCGTTTCAGCGCGCTCATGCCGCCAACTCCTCGACATCGAGCAGGGTCGGAAACCAGCCCTGCGCCGCGCCCAGCCGGCCGGTGGCATGTCGCGCCAGATCCTCGCCGCTCACGACCAGCCGCGTCGTGCCGTCGACGGTCTCGAACAGATTGCCCAGGACATTGTCGAGCACGCCGGATCGCCCCCAGTTATTGAAGCGCCGCCGTAAGGCCATCTCACCGCCATAGGCCGGATGGGCTTCGCCCCACAGCAGGTTGCGCCGCAGGACATCGACAATCCCGCTCAGCACCGCGCGATCGTCACCACGTGGAACGCCGTGAGAGCGGGGAAACCAGATGGCGACGCGCGCCATTTGCTCGTCGGTCAGCATCATCGGCTGCAACACGCGCTCCGTCCGCCGAGCGGCTGCCGGCATGGAGCGTATGCTCTGCACGGCACTGCGGCCGCCCGACGTAATGCGCCACGTGCCTGCCGAAATCTCGGCAAGACCGCGCGCCGCCAAAGCATCGCCGATAATGGACGGCCCGGTGAGGAACAGCGCCCCATCGTCCCGCCACCAGGCGAGACGACGGAAACCGTCCTGGAACGTCGCCGGGCCATATTCGCGCAGGAGGCACAGGACGGCCGACTGTCCAGGGGTGATCGTCCGCCACTTCATGACCACTGCTCCTCAAGCGCTGCGATCACGTCCCGGACGGTCAGGTTTTCATCCAGCCCCGTCAGGAAATCCTTTAAAACTCCACGCGCTTCCGGCGCGACATTGACCTTCGCCTGCCGCTTGTCGGTCTGTTCGAAGTAGTGCGCGGCGATCTCTTCCGGCGACTTCGCCAATTCGGCGACCTCGATCTTCTTGGCCATGTCGATCACTCCCGACCCGAGAAGGAGGGAAGCTCGCCATTCGTCAGCTGCGACCAGGCCGTCTGGATGTCCTTCTCGGAAATCACGCACCGGTCATCGCCACCGGCCAGCATGTAGGCAAAACGGATGGTCTTGTTCATCGACCGCAAGCCACCCGCCTGCATGGCGATGTAGCGGCAGAGCTTTCGCAGGTTGGTGTCCGTGACGTTCCAGGCGTCGAGCAGCGGCATGACATCGTTCACCTGCGGCTTGGCGCGGTTTTTCCGCATGCCGACGCGGGAGAAGATCTGCGCATGCGTGCTGGCGCGCCCCATGCCCTCGATC